GTAGACTCTTTCACGAAAAAAGAAGTTTTGGATGCGTTGTTGCGGTTTTGGATTCGTTGTGCTGTTTTGGCATTGACGAAGCGTGCTCCTCTGGACGCGTTGCATGAGGCGCATGATGGGACGAGGTTGGCTCGGTCGTAAGGGTCGCCTTCACGATCAAGCTCTACGATGTGATCCACCTGAGAAGCTTTGGTGCGCTTGCCCTTGAGCCTGCACCAATGGCAGTCACCATCCTCCTCGAGCACAAGCCGGCGAACTTCCTTCCATCTCTTGGTTCCATAGATCGGGTTACCTGCCATGAAGCTCCATGCCGATGAGGCAACCGCACTTCTCTAGGTCTAAGCCTTTGATGACGCGCCAGCCTGTGTCTCTGCACTGTCCACAGGCTGAGTGATCTGCTACTTGAGTACGCGTAGGGACTATCTCATAGTCTTTATTCTTTAGTTCTTGATATACATCGGGGTTATCCCCATCAGGATTATCCCCACAAGGTGCGACCTGCGGTGATGTGTTTCTCACAGGTTTATCCACACGCTGTGGAGTGTCGAATACGAGTGTGTCGTACTGCCACTTCCCACCCTCATCTTGGTATCTTCGGCGCTTGATGTAGCCGGCGGACTCGAGCTCTGTCATGGCTGTCCTGATGGCATCTATGCCCTCGCGTTTGACACTGGCGAGGTGTCGTGTGGAGGTTCGCCAGTTGTCAGGCTTTGACAGGACGAAGATGAGGACTGCTGTGGCCTTAAAGGTCAGACGCGAGTCCTCAATGATCTCGTTACGGATCTGAGTCCAGTTTGACTCTGGTCTGGGCGCTCGATAGATGCTCATACAATGTCTTCCAATGTGACGCGCTTACCTTGGCGGTAGGTCTGATAGCCGGCGACAGTACCGTCCACGATGACCTTGACATAGCGGTCAAGATGCTGATCTTGGTTCAGGAGCGTCATCACGATGGATGGGTTGGTGTGCAGCTCTGACGCTTGGCTCTCGGTCAGTTTGCGAGGGTTGCCGACTCGATGCATACAGATCACTTGATACTGAATCATGCTCCGAGCCTCAACCAGTTACCGTCAATGAGTGTCTCGGCGAACATGACACTTCTGGAGCGCGCCTGAATGAAGATCCCGTCGATGCTCAGATACTCGCACTCAAGGCCTCCAGTGCGGAGAGCGAAAATGTGGATGTAGTGCCGATTCGGATTATCCGAGTCCCCTGATTGGAACAGGATGCGCATCGGGCGGACAGGTTGCATCCAGTCTGTGAATACATTGTCGGGGTTCATATTGCTTCTTCTTTCGCTTGTAGGGACTTGAAATGTTTGAGAGCTGCACTCGGTGGAGCAAGCTGTGAGATCGGTAGGTCGTGACAGTCGGTGTTGTAATAGCGTCCATTTGGGACATGGTTGCCATCGGCGTGATGACGCATCATCGGCTCGCCTTCATGGTGCAAGGTTGCCATTCTGAAGAACTTGTCCCACGAACATCCACCGAGAAGCCAAACGGCTTCAGGTCTGCCGGCGACATATTGCAAATGAACGAAGAAGAAGAAGTCAGACTTCTCGACTGGATTCTTACGAACACCAAAATTCACGCAGTAGTGCATCTCTGGCGGAGTCGTCACCTTTTGAACTTTGACTTCTATCGTGTGACCAGAATGAAGCTGCACATCGCTCTTCAACCCTTGGTGTTTGTAGGCCAGCAGGTCGTTAGTCCAGCAGTAGTCAATGACAGCGATCTCACCGATCGCACCAATGAGGGAGTGTTCTTCCTTGTAGTCAGCGCGTTTCTTAAAAGTTGCGCCACTCATGTCTTCTAGCAGTTCATTAGCTTCAAAGATGAGGCGCTCGGTGACTTGCACTCGAATCATCAGAACGCTTCTCCCTCGGTCATCTTCTTCGCTTTCAGATCCGCAACCAGCGACTCAAACGCCAGACGACCAGACGGAACCTCGCCGGCATAACCGAGAGCCCTGAGTAGTCGTCGCTGTCCTTCGGATGCTTCCCAAGGCTTCACAGGCTTCGCAGTCTGCTCATCCTTTTGTCGGTTGATCACTTCCTCCAGTGAGGCCATCTTTGGGAATGACATCATGAGCCCAGCCAAGCGTCCGAGACATGAGGTTGACGCGTTCATCTGCTCGCTGTCTCGAGTGAAGGAGGTCTTGCCCGGATAGGGCTCAAAACAGGTCGCTTGACATGGGATCGGATCGTCAGGTGTACGCCATGCTTGCATCGTGACCGAGATGAAAGTCTTGTCGCCGATTGTCACGATCTCTGGGCGATGCTCCTTGATGCGAAGCTCAGGCCATTTTTCTAGTAGAGCTGCGAAACGCGTCGGGACATCCACATAATTACTCAGATCCATAACGCTCAGCCTCCTCGAATCGGTTGATCGTGGATGTCATAGATCCAAACGGATCGTTTGCAGGCTTGTAAAAACTGATGAGCTCATCGTAGAGATCGCTTGCGATTCCTTGCCAGAAGCGGATGCGTGTGTCTCTAATCTTCAGACGGAGCTCAAGGTCGGCGATGTGCTTCTCCTGCTCTCTGATCGTCTGAACCATGCCGTCGGGGTCGTTCATTGGATAATCCTTCCTAGTGGGATAATCCGACCATATCAAACAGGTGTGTCAGAGATGAGCATCCCGTGACGCTGATTCTCCGATGTGCCTCCCCAGATGCCCGGAAGGGCTCGATAGCCAAATGAGAGCGCATACTTGAGACAGTCATCTATCACTGGACAGGACTCGCAGACTGCGACAGCTCGCCGAAGGTGTTGCCATGCTTCAGCACCAACCTCGGGGAAGAACCAGTCAACGGGCAGATCACGACAAGCTGCTTCTTCTTGCCATTTCAGGCTGTTCAGCATGAGATGCTCCAAGGTTGCCATCCACACTTCCCAGCTTCTTCTCGACTGTTCCACAGTAGGAACGCGAAGCGCAGGTTTGATGATGGGATTGCCATGTCTTCAAGCGTCCAGCCCATCTCCGAGAGCCATTCCTCGTGGATCTGGTTGATCTGAGTCAGGCCGTGATCCCCAGAGTTGGAGACAGCGAGAGCTTGACAGCGCGATTCCTTCCACATGACGCGTCCGAGGGTCTGCAACACTTCTGTCCTGTTGGGCCAGCCCATCTCTACGGCGAGCGGTAGCCATTCTTGACACTTGGTGTCGGGATCTATCTGGGCGAGCTGTGGGAGCGTTGTAGTGGTCTCTACGGGCTCATCGTAGATAGTCGCGTTCTCCTCTGCGATCATCTGAGCGATAAGGGCTTCTTGGTCTGCGATCTGCTCATCGGTCAGAGGGACGATCTGGACAGTCTGAGGGACTTTGATTGTGGTCTCTGGCGGTGATTCTGACGATGATCCGAAGACCACGACGAGACTGAAATAGGCGAACGCCACAAAGGCGAGGAACTTAAACGGGTGCATTATGTGCCTCCAGTGTCGGGGCTCAGCTGATGCTGTGCTCTCTTGGCTCAAACAGTTGACCGAATGACCGACGCGATGTCAAGTCATTCGGCGAAGATTCGAGCGAACGCTTCCTCTACCAGTTTCGGATTATCTGCCATCAATGGCGAGATCTCCACATGAGTCCAGTCGGCTCCTGGGGTGCCTCCGTTGCGTGTGGCAGTCCAAGCTTTCCAAGCGTCACGATCGCAGCGGTAGCCTGCTCCCCACTTTGTGAGACCTGTCAGAGGGCATCCAGTGCCATCGTAGGCGTGGATCTCTTCAATGTTTAGATCGTCACGGTGCTCATAGAGAAACTCCACGAGGGCCTTCCGTTGAGGCTTAGTCCCTTTGAGGTCTGTCGCTCGCCATGTGGCGTGAACTGACAGCGATGAGCCTGAGCGCATTGGACGGTTTGCGTAGATGCCGATGTTTTTGACACCGAAGAGGTACTCACAGAACTCTACGAATCGCTTTGTGCCGGCGCGTGGTGTGGGATGGTTTCCGTCTTTGTTCCCTGTGTACGGTCTAGATGTCATCTTTGTCTCCCTTGTCTTTGAGGCCGTTGCTGGCGAGGATTCCTGAGAGTGCTCCGGTGAGGAAGAGCATCATCGGGGATAGGAGCGACCATGCCGATTCGTCATTGGGCGAAACTTCAAGAGGCTGGATGACAAATAGCAATCCGTAGAGCAGTGACGCAGTGGAGATGACGAATGTCGCCGAGAGTGTGATGCCGACAATGAGGATGAGTCTGGCCTTGATCTCTGAGTTGGTGTATTTCTTCACGGGTTGCACCTTGTCGCTGTGGGTTGTTGTTTGCAGTTGTCTCGAGTGCGGTCATTGCATCCTGTGACGACGAACATGAGGACGACGGCGAGAGCGGCGATCACGGCGAGAGTTTTCATGGCAGAGGATGGTTGCTGTTGTAAACACCTTGTTCTACCCATGCTTCGTATTCGTCGTCGGTCATGAGTCGTTCGGTGTCGTCTACTTGAATGTAGACGGAGTCTTGTGGGTTAAGAGCCATGTATTCTTCGGGTGTCATAGTGAGTTCCTCATTCCGTAAACGCGGATAGATCCGCCTGTCATAGTTCCTATTGCTGTCGCAAGAATAAACGATGTGTAAGAGGTTGAGTTGTTCAGATAGCCAGCCTGACTACCTGCGTAGAAAGTACTGTTTGCAATAGATGCTCTAATGCTCGTACCTTTACTGAGAAATGGCGAGTTGAGTTCTATTAAAGCATTCAGGCCAGTTGTTTGGGCTGAGCCGACATAATCCCAGTTTCCGACATTTGACCCACCTGTAGCGGCTGGTGTTGTGTTGTAGGCGCTGTAGGAAAGGCTGTAGTAGTAGCCGGTCACGGTTGCGCCTAGTTTGAGGTTTAACGCTGAACCTGAAATGTTGTTTGCGCCACCTGAGACGGTGATTAGATAGTTGTCAAAGTCTGACGAGAACGCACCAGTCACGGTCACGCTAGACACAGCCGTACCAATCGTCTGAGTCTTGATGTGGAAGAGTCCTTGATAGTTGCCAAGAGTCGAGACATCGTTCATCACACTCGAAGTCAGGATCTCGCCGGCGGAGAATGTTGGGAGGGTAGGGATAGCCATGTTGTCTCCTTAAAACCCTGCTAGGCCGTAGCTGAGTCTGTTGTTGTCAAGAGTACCGAAAATAGCGTCGTCAAGGATGAATGAACGGTACAGAGCTGCAGGAGTCAAGAAGAACACATACTCAGTCTTCTCAGGATCTGAGTTGATCTGTAGGCCTTCGATGACGCATTCGTAAGTCGTGTCTGAAATTGTGCCAGGTGTGCGGTAGACGACATCTATGTTCTGACTGATGAAGTCGTTGTACTGGTTGAACAGTGTCAGAGTTGAAGGGTTGACAGCGTAATCCCAGACATGGATCTCAAAGTAAACCTGATTATCACTTAAAGGGTCGCCCATGAGAGCAGAGAGATATTCGGCGCATCCTTGGACTTGGCTACTGCTTCCGTCAACTTGTGTCGTGGTCGTTGCCCATTCTCCGTAAAGCGTGACTGATGCAGCGTTAGTCCCTGTGTACGATCCGACTGGAGCGTCCACTGTGACGACATTGTTGAACGAGTCGCCGAGGGCCGACCTGAACACTGCGTTCATCGGGAGCACTGTTGCCGATGATGTACCGCCAAACGACAGTGTTGAGACATTGTCTCCGACTTGTGACCTTGCCAATAGTTTGATCGTGTCGCCATAATTGATCATAAGACCGTGTTCGGTCTGCATGTTTTGGGTTAGTCGAGCACCGATTGATCCTGTGTAGTTCAAAGTTCCATACGCTGCACTGTTGCCGTCGTTTGTGAAGCTGATCAAGCTTGTGTATGGGGACAGTTGCTCAAGCGTGTTGAGGTCGCCTAGATCCTCTTCTACGAGTTGCTCACGCGACAACACTCCGAACAGATCTATCGCTGTGATCGTTGCTGTCGCTCCACCTGAGGCGTACTGGAAGCCGTCATCATATGAAACGCTTTGAGTGTAGAAGAAGCTCCGAGCGTTGTTGTTTGAGCCAACTCCATCCCTGAACACTTTGATCTCTGATCCGGGCAAGAAAGCGGACGCAAGACCTGTCGAGTTGTCAATAGTGAGCGACAGCGTTTGAGGCGAATAGTTCTCCAGCCATCTCTTCTTCCCATTAAAAAAGGACAGCGAATATACGAAGCCGTTAAGGCTGTATCCGTCCACTGTGACCTTCCAAAGGTTCTGATTGCTCATAGTGGCCTTGTGGTCACTGGCACTGGGCCACTCATTCGGACATAGCGTTGCAGAGCTGCGACGACAGCGTTCGGATCTGCCGAAGTGACTGTGATGTTGATCGTCGGGCCTCCGCCACCGCCGAAGCCCATGCTCGCAGCTTTGGAGAGAGGGATGATCGCTTCAGGTTCTCCGCCTTCGCCGATCATAGCAATCTGAGGCGATGTCACGATTCCGCCTTCAGCTAGTCGGTTAAGTTTGACTGGCGGAATCTCTCCGAAGTTCACCCAAGGCCCTGCAGCTTTGTCAATCCCGTCAAGGATGATGTTTAAGCCTTTGATAGCGAAGTTGAGTCCGCCTTCTAGACCTGTAATGACAGCATTGATCACGCCTTTGAACGCTCCGCCTACCTTGTCAAAGATTGAGCCGGCGAGATCCTTGAGTCCGTTAAAGACTGACATCACCATGTCTTTGAAGAAGACGATTCCTTCCCATGCTTTCTTAAAGGGCCAGAGGATGAGGTCTAGGACTGTTTTGAAGGCTGTGCCGATCCAGCCGATGAGGTTGCCGAGGAAGCCGATGATGGAGTCTTTGAAGGTGACGACTGCGAGTACTGCGAGACCGAATGGCCCTGTGATCACTGCGAGCAATAGTGGCCAGTGATCTACTGCCCAGTCGAAAACGAACTTGATCGCGTCCCAGACTTTCTCGAATGCTTTTCCGATTGCCTCAACTGCTATCCCGAAGATGTCGAACTTCTGTTGAAGGACGATGAGTATCGCAACGATTGCAGCGATAGCGATAGCGATGAGGAAGATCGGGTTCATGCCCATGATGAGGTTGAAAACCTTTTGGACTGCTGTAAAAGCCTTTGTGGTTGCTGTCCAGACTTTCATTGCCACATTGACACCGATGATCGCTGTGGCGAGTCCAGCGATCACTCCAGCAACGGCAGCGAGAAGCGTCTTGTTTTTTTGAGCCCATGCACTGAACTGAGCCAGCTTCGGCGCAAGTTTGTCAATGACTGGAAGCAGCATGTCGCCGAAAGTGTCAGACACGCCAGCGAGAGCGAACTTCATCTTGTCAAACGATGAAGCGGAAGCTGCAGCAGTTCCGCCGACCTGACCTTCTACGGCTTTGAGGATGATGTTCTGTGCTTCGAGCAGATTCCCCGACTCGACAAGAGCTTCAATCTTGTCCTTTTCTTGTTCAGTAAAAGTGACACCAGACTTCGCTAATGCTGCGATGCCTTTGATCGGATCCTGTAACGCTTTGCCAAGTTGGACAGCGTTACTATCGGCAGATCCGAAACCTGCTGCAGCCATGTCTATAGCTGCGAGAGTTGCACGATCAAAAGCTCCGCCGGCTTCGTCTACAGTCTTGGTCAAATTGCTGAATGTTGCGAGTTTTGTCTGTGTTGCTTTGATAATGTCAGCGTCAATTGCGACAGTCTTTTCGAGGCTTTCTGCGTAGGCGGAAACTCTTTGAGTCGCATCTTCAAAGCCCATCGTGTCAAGAACTGAAGCGAGTTTCTGGTCTGCGATTCGTGCCTCTTCACTACCTTTCGCAGCTTTGATTAGGAAGCCTCCCAAAGCTCCAAGAGCAAGCCCTGCCGGCACTGTGGCTTTCTTGATGGCGAACGCTGCCTTCTCGCCTTTGGTCTCCAGTTTCTTGAAGTCGGCGATCGCTTTGTCAATGCCGGCAGGATTCCATTCGCTGATGATTGGGAGGTTGATAGCCATCAGTTGAACTCTCTCTTCGCGTCTTTCATGAACTGGTCAATGATAGGCATCAATGCGCGCTCAGTTTCTGCGATCATGCCGTCTATGTCTTTCCACATATAGCGAGAGGGTGTTCCTCTTAAAGCTGAAGCGAAATTAGGTCGGCGATACTTTGGCTCTCGGCGCGACTTTGTTCCGCCAGCCTTGCCAGCCATGTCCGTGATCGCGACAGGTGCGCCCTTGGTGACGACTCGAACGACTGCAATCTGTTCAGCGCCAGCTGTAATAGATCCCTTGCGAGGCTTGCGAGTGTTCAGAGAGATCTGCACCTTCTTCACATTCTTCCAACCAGTACGACCGCTATGGTTCATGCCACTTAAAGGTGCTTTGGATGGAACGCGACTATTGATCAAGTCCACTAGAGGCGCAGCTGCAACCTTCGTGTCTTTGAGAAGAGTCCGACGCATAGCAGGATTAATCTTCTGCATCTTCTTTAACGCGTCCTGCAGACCGTAAGTATCAAGTCTTACATCTGCAGCCATTATTTCTTCCGTCTTTGCTCGTTGATGATCTGGACGCAAGTCGCCAGATCGTCTGTCTCGAATGTTATGTGTGGAGGCCAGAACCCAGTCTCAACTAGCAGAGCTGCTAGTTGTCGCCGGTGGCCTCCTGTGTAGGGACTGCAGTCTCAGTCTCCACGACTTCTAGATCTTCTAACTTCTTGACGAACTCATCGAATGAGATCGGGACTGGATGACCTTGCTGCTTACTGGCCTCGTAGGCCATGAAGGCTAGATCTTCCATCCCGATCCCGTTCGCAAGATCTGAAGCTCGTCGCTTGAACTTACGCTCCCACGAGATGATCACAAACAGGTTTGTGATGACTTGGTAGGTCTCGCCATCGGCGAGCTTGACACTGAGTGTGAGTTTCATGGGTTCTCCTAGTCGGGGTTCGGATTACTTACTAGATCAGGTGACATCGCGGACGAATGATCCGCCCATGAACACAGCCTCAACAACTGAGAGCTCTCCGACGGTCGCCGAAATCGGAGTAACGGTCGCCAGGTAACAACCAGTCAGCGTGTACTCAGGATTCGAGGCTGATTCGGTTGCGCCGGCAGGGCTGATGACGAGTGTGGATTCGACACCGAACAATGTGTTCAGCATTGTCTCAACTTCGGTCGCGCCGTAGCTTTGGAACAGTGTAAGCGTCAGCTCATTTGAGTAGAGCCCAGCGGTGAAGGTTCGTGAGGTTTGACCGAAGGCCGTGTTCTCAAGTGCTTCAGCGGTGAGGGTCAAGGTCGCTGCAGAGCAGTGATCGGTGAGCGTCATCGCCGAAGGTGCTGTGACGGTGACGGTGGGGTTGGATAGGTAGGTGACTGTTGCCATTGTTTTGTCCTTTATACGCGGCTAGTGCCGATTCTTATTGTGAGGTCATAAGCAGGGAGCTCGGCAGAACCGATCGAGGCGATCGTAGGTCTGCCAGAGATGACTGCGAGAGAGGAGTTCATTAGTTGATCAACGACTCCGAGTATGTACTGCGTAGTGTCGCTGTTGCCGGGTGGCGCGCCCAACACTCGGAGATCAATCGTGATGTCCGCCGTTTGGTTATTGAACGAACTGAAAGTAGGAAGCTCAACGAATACAGTAAGAGGTCGAGCGTTCCGAGGATCAGTGACCGGCACAAGGCCGAGAGCTGTGATCGTCGCTGAGACAGCATCAATCGTTTCTGTAAAGATGCCTGCCATCTCATGCCACTTGCGATCTCTTGATGCCGAGCAACTGGTTTATCCGCCCCATTGAAGCGACAGGTGCGGAGATGTTCATGTCTTGGAAACTGTTGAAAGAGTCCAAACTTCCGCGCTCACGGTACAACGATGCAGCCATGAGCACGACACCAGCTTTAACTGCAGCATCGGGGACGGTCGTGAGACTGTCGTGGTAGCCAGCCTGCACTCTGCGTTTAAACGACCATGCATTCGAAGCGTTGACTGATGAGGTCATGAAACTTGTGTCATTGGCGGTCGCTCCGCTAATGCCGAGAAATTCGGTGAGATCGCTGACTGTGATCCATGTGCAGGTCTGAGTCCAGACGAGCGATCCGACAGGATCTGCAGCTGATCGTGGAAGGTCGTCGCCGACATCGTTGAAGAGCAACTGGTTCGGAATGATGACATCCGAGTCGAAAAGGTAGTCGCCTTCTTCGTCAATGCCGATGAACAAATAGGTCGGTACTGCATAGACAATGTGTGAGCCGTTGAGGCCATGTCCTAGACCTGAGAGCGTGATCGTTTGACCGATCGCGATGTCAGTGTTCTCGAGAGTCTGAACGACGGCAACATCTGACAGACGCTGGTGATGCGTGACTGTAAATGTTGCCATCGTTCGTTCCCTCTACTCGTCTAGTCGGTTCAGGCTCGCTTGACGAACTTCGTCGCGTCAATCATGACAGACGAGAAGTAGCCACGGAACTTGATAACTCGACCGAGCGCACCGTCTGCAAGTTCAACACTGACAGCTCCGCGCTGTTGTTCCCAGCATTCGAATCCAGTGCTGTCACCGACATACACCTGGTTTGAAATGTTGCGATCCACGACAAGGTTCAAGCCGAAAGCGTTGCCGTTAAAGTTGCTCGCTGCAGTTGTGCCGAATGCGTTCTGTGGCCCAATATTTGGGAACAACGGACGACCAGAGTCGTCGCTCAATGAGCCTAGACCTGCGTAATAGTTAGGTGACAAGACAAGCACATTCGGCAAGTTGCCATTCGAATTTTCAAGGATGTCTTTCGCTGAGCCATAGATGAATGAGACCCAGTCTGCTGGCGAGGTGTCGTCTGTCAGCGTTTCGGTCTGCGAAACTCCGGCTTGGAAAGTCGTACAAGCTGCGATGTCGGTGGCGTTCGCGTAGATGCGAGCCATGTCGTCAATCAATGCACCGAGAACTTCGGGCGAGGTGAAGTCCATTGACTCTTCGGACAAGTTGACATAGCCACCGTAGAGGGCCTTGGTGATCTGGATGTCGTCCACGACGAAAGTTCCTTGATCAAGTGCGACGAGTTCGCCGTTACTTGCGCCGATGGTCGTGTGCGTGGTGACCTTCGGACGGATGAACACCTTGCCGGATGCTGGCATCTGGCGGACTCCCATAGCGGTGATCAACGGACGGTAGTTCGCGACAAAGTTGTTATAGATTGGCGAGATGATCGGCACTGGCAAGATGCCGGGTGTGTCGGTTGAGGTGACATTCGGTGCAGCTGCAACGATGCGCTGGTTGAACTCAGCGAACTCAGATCCGCCTGCTGCGAACTTGATCATGTATTCCGCAATAGTGGGAAGCTTGAACTCGCGCTTCGGTGCTGCGTATTGGATGGGTGCAGTGGGTACTGCTGCTTCGATTGATTCTGACATTTCATCCTCCTCGGATGTTGGGGTTGGGGTTGGTGTTTCTTCTTCTTCGTCGGGTGCTTCCTCTTCGGGTGAAGAGGCAGCGACTGAGTAGACCTGAGCGTCGGCGTATGCCGGTGTCGTGACGACCGAGAGCTCTACGAACTTTGCTTCAGAGACTTCTAGCGTCCCGTCTGCGAGGCGTTTGAACTTGGTAGGCACTGCGCCAACGGAGACCGAATCTAGAGCGCCATCGGCGAGCAGTGCGAGAGCGTCGTCAGCTGCACGAGTGGCGCTCAACTTGGCGACGAACATCATTCCCTCGGCGGTTGATACTCGCTCGGTGACGCGTCCGATGACGCGTGTCTCGTCGTGATATTCCAGGAGCTTCGGCATTGGGCCATCTTCGGGAAGTGAGCCCTCAAGGAAGATCACACTCTCGCCACCACTCAGTTGGGCCTTGACATTCCAAGGAACGGCGAGCCCTGTGATCTGGCGTGATGGTTCGCCATCGGCGGAAGCGTCAAGTGTGATCTGTTGAGCAGTAAGTCGAATCATGAGGGCATCTCCTGAGGGGTTCGCATAGAGGCAGGTTCTTCAATGTCAATCTCTGAGCGATTCATCTCTACATCTGCTATCAGATCTTCGGTGTCAAATTCAACGAACCTATTACGAGGCAGGATGTCTGTTCCGCTGAGGGTCTCCTGAATACAGTCCATGTAAAGCTTGGCTCCGAGCAGATAGAGATCTTGCTTGGCCTGTGTCGCGTTGGAATAATTGTAGCCAGAAATTCCAATTCCTAAAAGGTACGCAGGGACTCCGATTGCTCGAGACAGTTCGAGTGCGCTGAAGTTCCGAGCTTCAATGAGCTGGAGGCGACTAGGGTCGGTGTCGAATTGCTCCCATTTTACAGCCGAATTCAAGGCCCCAACAGCGTTAACGCGTCGCGCGTTGCTCCATGCTGCAGCGAGCTCACCAAGTGATTCAGCGTCAAGAGGTTCAGAGCTGTCGGTCTGCTGTAAGTAGCCTGCAACGATCTCATTTGAGGCGAAGCGTTCAGCGGAGCGATCAAGTTTGATGGCGGTCTCTAGTACTCGGCGACCTGTCCAGAGGAATCCTTGAACGGGTGCGAGGAATTGGATGACATCTTGTGTCGGAATCTGGATGCCGTTGAATGTGATCTGGTTGGATTTTCCGAAGAACTGCGGACCGGGCTGATCCAATGTGTCAACCATCTCGCAGGGCATCCACTGGAAAGCGAGAGGCCGTCCGGTAGCAGAGCTGCGTGAAGTCACATAGAGGAAGGCGCGTCCGCGCATCATGAGATCCATGCACAGATTCGACATGACAAAGTTACGCGTCAAGGTTGGATCTGGAGTGTCCATCCATGATTCGTTCTCAAGATAGATCTTCTCGTACCGTTCGCCGTTGAACTGTGTCGTGTAATGGCGAAGAGGAAGTGAGCCGACGAGCGAGATGATCATCTGTGTCGCTCGAGACACGGTAGGCACAGACAAGGCCAGCTCTGAAGCCGCCCCGACGGTGTAACTCCAAAACTGACCGAGTCCGCTTTGTGAGGCGCTACCTGCTGCAGCTTGAAGCGGTGCGTGCGCGAACGCAGGGGTCGCGTCCTGCTTCTTACTTCCGAAGAGTGCCATCGCTTGCGAGTCTCTCAAACTTGCAAGCGCGTGTCCACTAGGGTCAGCCGAAAGCCATCTGAGGTTTCGCTGATGCTCTCGGTCGTGATGTGAGCATGATTCCCCACACTGAACATCGGGCGAGCTCTATCGGGCCTGGACTCTTCTGCGAACTAAGCACGATCGCTCCGCCAGTCTTGACTGCTACCGCTCGAGCGAAGTGTTCTGACAGTGCAAGATCGCCAGTGTGGCGAACACGATCCTCAACGATCATCGCGCGAGCTGCACCTGTCCACTTGATGAGTTCCGCATAGCCGACGATCGTCATCCTTCGGCGAAGATCTGGAGGGCAGTGGATCTCCAGCGATGGAGTACACGCGAGCTTGACAGATGGGTCTGACATTCGAGTCACGACTTCGGCCCACATCTGCTGAGCGGACTCCACGACAAACTCGGTCGTCACAATCACGCGCGTCCCGTCGTACGCGCAACCAATGGCGACATAGCGTGATTCGTCTAACGATGAGTCAATGACGAGCCACTGGATCGGAGGCATCGGATCCACACTTTTCCGATCGTTCCACAAGTTAATCGGAAGGTAGGAGTTAGTTGAATCCACCCACAGATTCAGATGGCCTCGGATGAACGCTTGACGATTTGGCGAGTCAAACGCGAGCTCAAGCGCCTTCATCGTGATCGTCGTACCCAGCGCAGGATTCGCCCAGCCCCAATAGCGCCGATCTTCCAAACTGACTCCAGGAGGAAGTGACCACTCGGCGAAATAGAGCGAGCCAGTTCGGCCTGAGTCAATCGCTGCCATGCCTTGCTCTCGAAGCTGTAAGAGCACTGTTGAGCCTTGGTCGCCGGCGGTGGAGAACATCATCATCATCGGATTTTTCTTGATGGCGACCTGTGATGGCCTGAGCGCAGTAAACACGACTTCGGGACTGATGTCCCACAATTCGTCCACGAGGATGACTGAGGCTGTCATTCCGTGAGCGTGAGCGGAAGCTGCGACGACTGCGATAGATGATCCGTCTGGGAAGTTGATTCGCTCGTCGCCGTTCTGCCATCGAACCTTGCACAAGAACTTGTCTTCAAGATCTCGGACAACATCACGGAAGAGGGCCATGCTTCGGCGCTTCTGGTTGGCGACAATGACGATCGTCTGAGGCTCCTTCTGGAGTGCTGCATACTCGGTCGCAAAGAACCCTGCACAGGCTCTCATGACCAGACTCTTCCCATTCTGACGAGCCGTACTGATACAGGCCTCACGGAAAACGAAGTCACCGTTCTCGTCCAGACTCAGCGCGTCGTTACAGATCCGCTTCTGCCACTCCATGAGATCAATGTTGAGAACGCGCTTCGCCCACAAGGTTAGGGCAGGGCCGAAACTCTCGCCGGCATTAACGGGCGTGACCAGTCTCGGCTCGATCCTGCCCGATGTTGGAATATCCGACTCCGATCCGCTCAGTCCCTGCTGGTTCTGACTGGTTGAGGGGATTTCCGAGT